GTCTAATCCAAATGGAAGGGTTACACATAGCATTCGAAAGCATGGTATCTGCGTTAGGCCTGCTCTCTCCCGTAAGTCAAGTTCCTCCTGGAATGGATGAACTTGTTGGGTCCGAAACGGCCGCGCAAGATGTGCTTAGAAAATATGTGTCGCTCCGAAATCCTGACGCCGAGATCCGACCAATGGAGGGAACTTTAGGAGGTCTGCTGATTTCTAGCAACAAGAAGAGAGGTAGAGTTGGTTTACAACCCTACCTTGACTGGGTTGAAGAGGTGGACATACTAAAAGGATATAAATTTTATACAGAGAAGTTCGAAATGCTCGAATCTTTACAATCTTATTTTTTGAATTCACTTACTGAAGAGCAGAGGAATCAAGTCTACTCTAGACTGGATGAGGGCAGAAGTGGTACCCCAGTCAGGCTGTACAACCTTGTGCCCATGATCATCCTCGCCATTGGTAAGGAAAGCTTTGATACATACAAATTCTTATCGCTACCTTTTGGTATACTCAAAAACTGCGTGCGGAGATGGGGAGATGGCACCGTTAGAGTAGATAGTGAGGGTAAGAAGTTCGGCGATGAGTGCGACGACAACCCCTATGGTAGGATCAGAGTCACAGTCGATTCCATGTCACCTAAAAAGATCTACATGTGCTTAAACATGGCTAACATCCTAAGGAATTATCTGGATGTTGCTCTGTGGTTGGAGAGCCAGGGCGTCAATATGTACCTCATGGTTCACCAAATATTGTCAAACCTAATGTCTAATCCTATAGGTATGACCTTGCGACTAAAGAGTCATTTTGGTTTCATGTATATGCATTCTAGCGCGTTAGCTACTAGTGGTAGTTACATCACATTTGTCCCCACGTCTAGTTGGAATAGGTATACCAAGGTGGCTGCCCCCTCTAACTCTGTTAACGCTGTATTCTGGGACTCACTATACAGACTTACTTTTAATAAGTACACTAAGGAGCTAAGAGAGTTGGGACTCACCGAGGTCGAAAAGATGTTCAAGATCGCCATCAGAGCCCCTATCAACGCGGTGGGCATGAGGCTAGCTACGTTCATATCGGCGCTTCGCGGTGTGGTTGGATATGTCGGTACTGACAACAACATATCTTTCGATGAGGTATACGACCATGTAAAGGAGTCACCGGTGTACAAAGACGTCGGTCTACCTGATACTTACACCAAGGATGACAGAGGTGAATTGGTTATGCCACACGTCGCGTGCCTGAAGGACAGTATGAAAGCAACTTATATGCAGCTCAATAGTCTGAAAAGCAGAACTAGGATGGTTGACTGGAGTACATTTGTGGAACAGCTCCCTAAGTTGATGACCTCCAACTCCGCCGGGATTGGTTCCATATCTATTAAAGGTAAACTTGACGGTTCTCCCGTAGATATAAAGGCTACAGCTAAGTCCATCATATATGCGTTGTCCCCTGGAACATTCAGACCGGGAAGGGAGTACGGAGGTGAGGGGAAAACACTTACTATCGAGGAAACAGACATTATGTACCAATGGTACTCTCCTGAGAATCCAGGTCGTATGGCTGAAAGGCGAGTAGTGGCTAAGGCATCTCGTCCAATCGAGATGCAACAGCTGTCTCAGTTTATTATAGAGTTATTCTTCTATGCTCCTTTCTATCGTCTAATGATGCGTAAAGACAGATCTATTAACTACAGATTCAGCGGTTCAGCTTACGTCATTAATGAGTATGGACTATCCTTTGATACAAACATCTTCGCCACTGGCTCTGAGACGGGGAACGTGTTGATTGACCACGCCGTCGGATTCATCACTACTGGGGCTGCCTGTATTACGACTTCTACCGACCGTAGGCTGATAGTCGCAACCGATTATTCTTCTTATGATCAGACAGAGGTTTTCCTCAACATGCGGATTCCCTTTGTAGACGGCGTAAGAGAGGCTTTTAACGCTACATTTGGAGATAACGCCCTAGTAGGACCCTTTAGTTCATTCGATGAAGCGATGAAGGTTATCAATCCTATGACAGCTGCGCCATTCAAGCTGCCGAACGGTGAGCTAGTCAATCTAACAGGAGTTAGGTCTGGAGAGTATGCTACAATGCTTTACAACAACGCTATGAACGCCGCAGTGTGCGAGAGCGTTATGCAAACCAACAAGGCATTAGGTCTGGGAGTGTACGTACACCTCAGGATTCAGGGCGACGACGTCATCGCCGTTCTGCACATCCGCGACGAAGGCATAGATAACTATGATGTATCCCACTCTGATAGGATGCAAGGTATATCAGATGAGGTGGAAGGCATGCCTGTACCTACGGCTGTTGCTGTGTCCACCTGTAAAACCGTTAACCAGTGCGGTTTGGAGACTAACCCGGATAAGGGAGTGGTCTCATTTAATACTTACGATTTTCTGAAGGTTCGGGTATTCGCAGGACGCTACAGCCCCAACAACTACGCCCAGCTATTCGGAGCCGAGTCGTTAGGTCTATCCGACAGCCCGCAGCAGTTCATGGCTGGGCAGCTCCAGAAGTCAGACTTGATCGTATCCCGTGGGTTCGACCCAGACTATGTCTACAGATACCAACTTATGCTGTTTATTGTTAGATGCTCTTACCGAGTCAGGATCAAATTCGCCGACCCCGATACTTCCTATATGTATTATCCCCCTGTAAGTATGTTCTTTGCCCCTACTTCTCTAGGAGGACTGGGTAGATCTCCTTGTAGGTTCCCTTTCCCAGCCGACCCTGCTCTAGCAATATGGATGAAGCAGAATCCCGACCTGGACGAGTTCATCATGGGTAGGTCTGTATCATTCAGCCCTCCAAAGCCTAAGGACTATGCGGAGGTCATCGCAAAGCTAATCATGTCTTCGGGTAAAAGGAATGACTTCGTAGTCACGTCTCGAACCACACCATCAACGATACCCGCGTCGGACTGTAAAAAGCCGTTCCACAAAGGTGTGATTGAGTTATCTGAATCGCTGGATAAACAGGGCCTTATGAACTCTGAGAACTGCTACAATACCCTACTATCCAGGGGCATCAAAGACGTGCATCCTAACATGATGTATAAGAACATGCCTACTAGGATGGTGCAGAATGTGCTTACGACGAATAGCGCCGTCATGGAATTCGCAGCTGAAAAGTCGAAAACCATCTCTGCCGACGCCTTCATTGCATCGAAAAGGGCGAAACTGTCTGACTCGGAGGCTTGGGTGCGCACTTTCACATTCCGGTTCGCAGAGTATCCTGGAGTAACCAGAGTCGACGATAATGATGGTCCTATGTGCTATATGCACCCTAGCCACGTTAGCTTCTTCCACCAAGTTGGCTGGGGATGCACCAACTCAGATGCCGAGAAGAAGCTCACTTCCATTCTCAACACCATTAAGTCTGACCCTCTGTTCCCAAGGGACATCACTGATGAGGGGTTGATGCGGCTGCTCCTTAGTCCTTCAGTGGTAGAAGATCCCAGTATCGCTCCACTCCTTATAGGTAGTTTAGGTGCATCTCAAGATACTATGGCTGAGTTGCAGTCCACTTTTTCCGACACCGCTACAGTCGGTATCCTAATGCAGTACCTTGCAGGTGCCTTCTCTTTATCATCCCCATGCCTCATGCAGATAGACAGATCCAAGGACAACCTGGGTTCATGGGTAAGAGACCAGACCGAAAACAGAGTCTCCAGATCCGCCTTCCCTGCTATGGTATGCTTTTGGCTTTTTACTTGCTATAGTGGTGGTAGGTTAGATACTATGGTATATGAGCCTACGGACGATTCTAGTAAGTATATTAACAGGATGACCCTTACGGAACTCATCCCCTTCACTCCAGTAATGGAAGCTAGTAGGATGTACGCGGAATCTAGAGGCGCTCGAAAGTGGTAATCCCGTAGTCTTGAAAAC